ACTGCTGCTGAGATCAACAAACTTGATGGGGTTACTGCGTCCACGTCAGAGCTGAACACGCTTGATGGCGTGACTGCGACAGCTGCGGAAATCAACAAGCTGGACGGCGTCACTGCAACAACGGCAGAGCTGAACTTTGTCGACGGTGTCACCTCTGCAATCCAGAACCAGATCGATGGCAAGCAGCCTCTGGATTCTGAGCTGACTGAACTGTCGACGATGCAGAGCGGCACAGCGTCTGCCCTTGCTGATCTGACTCAGGCAGAAGTGCAGGTGCTCGATGGCGCCACGCTCAGCACTGCAGAACTAAACAAGCTGGACGGTGTCACGTCTACCACTACTGAGCTCAACATTCTTGACGGTGTCACTGCCACCACTACTGAGCTCAACGTCACTGACGGCCTGACTGCATCTACGTCAGAGCTGAACCAGCTGGATGGCAAGACGATCAGCAGCACGCTGACACCTGCCAACACCAACGACATTCCCACCAGCTCAGCAGTCAACACGTTTGTGTCTGGCTTGCTCAACGCCCTGGGCGGCTTTGTCGCTATTCCAAACGAAACCAGTTTCCCGACAACCAACCCTGACCCCAGCGACAACGCTGGCACGGTGGTGTCGATTGCTGATGCAGGTGGCGTTGTTGTTGATGCCAACGGCGCAAGCACGACTGGCCGCACCACTGGCAACGTCACAGTCACCATTACTGGTTTTCCCACCAGCCTGCAAAGCACCACCCTGGGCGCCGGCCTGGGCCTGCAGGTGCAAACTACTACCACGCTTAACACTTACACCTATCACAAGCTCATTGCTAAGGAGGCTGACGTTAAACAGCTGAGCGATGACATCAATGATTTCCAAGCTCGCTATCGCGTATCAGACAATGCGCCGACCACAGATTTAGACGAAGGCGATCTTTGGTACGACAAGACTGCCAACAAGATGAAGGTGTACGACACCAGCACTTCTGCGTGGAAAGAAGTGCAGTCTGTCGGCAGCTTCTTTATCAACACGCTGTCGTCATCTAGCGGCACAGGTGGTGGGTCTGCCACGTTTAACGGCAGCGCTTATCGGTTCACGCTTAGCAACGCTGGCGCCAGTGCCCAGCAAATGCTGGTCAGCGTCAACGGTGTGATTCAAAAACCAAACAGCGGCACTAGCCAGCCGTCTGAAGGCTTTGCGATTCAGAACAACGACATCATCTTTGCTGCTGCACCTGCCTCTGGTGCAAGCCACTTCATCGTCACCATTGGCTCTACGGTCAACGTTGGCCAGCCCAGCGCTAACACGGTTGACACGTCAGAGCTGGTCGATGGTGCTGTTACTAACGCCAAGGTCAGCAGCAGTGCAGCCATTGCTGGCACCAAGATTAGCCCGGACTTTGGTAGCCAAAACGTTTTAACAACTGGCAATGTTCTTGTAGGTACAACTGACTCTACTATTTACAACAATGGCGATAGTGATAGTGAAGGTATAGTCTTACGCGATGGAGAGGTTATTGACATTGCAAGAAAAGGTGACTTGCAATTAACTTTAAATAGACAGACGAATGATGGTCATCATATAGGGTTTTTTAGAAGTGGAAGTCCCAAATCTTATATAGCTACAAGGAGTGATGGATTTTGCATCGATGTTAATTCCTCTGAAAGACTTCGCATTAACAGCTCAGGAAGGTTGCTAGTCGGGACAACAACAACTTCTGTCCACGGCGATAGACTTATTGAAATTGGAAACACAAGCCGGAGTGCAACATTTCAAGCAATAACAACATCAACCAGTGGCACTGGCGGTATTGTTTTTGCCGATACAACTACTAATGACACTGGCGGTTATCGAGGAAGTATTCAGTATGCCCACAGTAGTGACTCATTGCGGTTTAATACTGCGGCAACGCAACAGATGCTCATCGACAGCTCTGGAAATGTTGCTATCGGCAGCACGACAGCTCCAGACAAATTAAATGTCGGAAGCACTAGCAACGGCTTTACTGCAATCAGAATTCTTACGTCAAGTGATGGCAACGGTGAAGTTAGATTCGGCGATGCTGGATCGGGAAATGCAGGCTATATAAGGTACGCACACAATGGTAATAACTTAATCTTTGCTAGAGACAATACGGAGGCAATGCGCATTTCTAGCAGTGGAAATGTTGGCATTGGTGTTTCGTCACCCTTTGGCAAATTACAAGTTAAAGCTGGTACAGATGCTAACTTTGTGCATACTACTGCCTCTAGTGAAGCAAGTCTTGAAATCATAAATGATGCTGGATCCGCAAACGTTCCATTAAATGTAAGAGCGTCAGAATACAAAGTAAAAATTCAAGGCACAGAACGGCTACGCATCGACAGCTCTGGGAGGCTGTTGGTTGGGACGAATAGCGATGTTAGCGGTGGCTTAAGCACCACTCTTATTCAAGGCGTTGCAGCTGGTGGTGGATTTGTAGGTTTAGCGCGTAACGATACTTCTGTTTTTAATGGTAGTGGCATTGGTGGTTTGCGTTTTTATGCAAACGATCCATCTAGTTACAACGATGTTGGCATTATTCAATGTGTTGCAGATGGAACGCACGCAGCAAATGACTACCCGACAAGGCTTGAGTTCCATGTAACAGGAGACAATGCAAGCAGCCCGACGGAGCGGCTGCGGATTAACAACTTAGGATTTGTTAAAGCTGGCCCAAGAATCACAGATAGTTCACATGGTGTTGCTGATCTAGACAGCGCAAGGCATGAGTTCACCAGCGATAACAATGGCTGGACCATGATCGTAACTCATACTTCTGGAGCCGCTAGCGAACACGAAGGGATTCTGATCAATTATGCAAATTCTCCTAACGGCACTGGTAACTCATTTATACAAGGAAACGATTCTAATGGGTTGAAATTCAGATTTGCCAGCAATGGTGGTTTATACAACGTTCAAAGTAATGACTCAAACGTTTCTGACGAACGCGAAAAGAAAAACATTGTCAGCCTTGATACTAAATGGGACAAGGTAAAAAGTTGGGATCTTAAAAAATTCCATTACAACGACGATGCTGATGATGACGATCTCCGTTATGGCGTTATCGCGCAGCAAGTTGAGGAGCACTGCCCAGAAGTTTTAACCGAATGGGTTAAACAACCAGCCAAAGAAGCAGTTCTTGATGAAGATGGCAACGTTGTCACGCCTGCTGTTGCTGAAGTAACACGCAAGGGTGTTAAAGAACAGCAAATGATGTGGATGGCAATCAAAGCTTTGCAAGAAGCACAGACTAGGATTGAATCACTTGAAACACAAAATGCCTCTCTTGAGGCTCGACTTACTGCACTCGAAGGAGCTTCCTGACCATGGCACTTACACAAGTTGATGGTGGCAACGGCCTCAAAAAACCTATTGATCTTGCCGATAACGAAAGGGCAAGGTTTGGCGCAGGCAATGACCTGCAGATTTATCACGACGGCAGCAACTCCTACATTGCTGATACTGGTACAGGCAAACTATTTATTCGTGGAAACTCACAGTTAGTTCTTGAAAGCAACAACGGTGAAAACTATCTTGCTGCCAACGAAAATGGAGATGTGCATCTTTATTACGATGGAGGTGTAAGAATTTCAACAAAATCCGACGGCGCCAACATAGTTGGTGAGCTGGAGTGCGACAGCTTGGATGTCGATGGCCAAGCAAACATTAACGGTATTCAAGTTAGTGAAAACGTAACTCCTACATCTGGGAGTGGTGTCGAGATCTTCAAGCCGTCTGCTTTTTCTGGGCAAGTTCAGGCATACAACAGAGACAGTAATGCGTGGATGGACTTCAAATTAAAAGGCAATAATCTTCAATTTTTTGCAAACAATTCGGAGCGCCTACGCATAGACAGTTCTGGAAACGCACTCATAGGAACTACCAGCAATGCGCGAGGAAAATTAACTATATTCAACGGCGACGATTTTAGTACTGGTACTCTAAATAATGGCGACAACATTTACTTAGTATCTGACGCCACAAGCGGCAACAATGTATATGGCGCATCAATAGCGTTTTCGCGTGTTCAGTATCCAGACAGAAAAGCAGCAGCAATCGCAAGCGTTCAAACTTCTACAGATGAGGACCACGTCGGTCTAGCGTTTTTCACTCATCCAAGCAGTAACGCGTCAGATGCAATTGTAGAAGCGATGCGTGTGGACAGCGCCGGGCGGTTGTTGGTTGGATTAACTAGCAGCACAGGATCTCACGCATTAGAGGTTAATGGTGGCACTGATAATGAACCAATAAAAGTTGAAAGTTCTGACGCAGGTGCATACGTCAGGTTTGAAGACAATGACACAACAGGTTCAACACGCCTTGGTGCGGTTGATAACGATTTCAAGATTGATGTAAATAGTGCTGAGCGGCTGCGAATTGATAGCAGTGGCACTATTTTTGTGGGCCCATCAAATTCAACACACAACACAATTGCTAACACAAGTCAATCCGCAGAACTAGAACTTAGCGGTGGTGGTGGCGGCTGTGGAGTTATTAAAATTTTTGGCGCATCTCACAGTGGTCATTCAAAAGAAATTCACTTCTTTACTGACAGTGCTGAGCGGATGCGAATCCATACCACGGGGCGAGTGTTATTGGGCCGGGCAATTTCTGCTGACCCTTGGGGGGCTACAGGCAACGTTGACGCAGGGCAATACTTTGGGTCAGGAAATAATTTCGGAGCAGCTTTTAACTCAAGAAACATTCCGCTGATCCTAAACAGAACAAATTCAACTGGTACGATCCAAGAGTTTAAGTATAACGGACAAATTACTGGATGGGTAAATACCACTTCTACCGGAATTAGCATCAATTACAGCTCAGATTATCGACTCAAAGAAAACGTTATTCCGCTTGCCGACGCAGTAACCCGAGTCAAGCAACTGCAGCCCAAACGTTTTAATTACATTATCGATCCAGGCGTAACAGTCGATGGCTTTCTTGCGCACGAAGCTCAAACTGTTGTTCCCGAGGCTGTTGTTGGAACGCACAACCAAGTAGACGACAATGGCGATCCTGTCTATCAGGGCATTGACCCGTCAAAAATGATCCCATTGCTGACTGCAGCATTGCAAGAGGCAATTGCCAAGATTGAAACCCTTGAAACTAAGGTTGCAGCACTAGAAGCTGCAGCTTGAATTACTCTGACTCAATTGCTTTCTTCTCATGTCCACTATTACCTGGAAGGTGAACACGCTTTCCCGCACACTCAGCACCGGCCGCGTCGATTCTGTGCATTACGCAGTTGATGCACGGTCTGACGACGAGGTGTATTCCGCTGGCGCCTACGGCGAACTTACTCTTGAAGGCGACGTAACTACTGCGTATGCCGACCTTGACGAGGCAACGGTGGTGGGCTGGGTCAAGGCCGCCCTGGGCGAGGACAAGGTTGCGGAAGTCAACGCTGCCCTAGAGGCACAGCTGACAGAGCAGGCCACTCCGACTACTGGCACGGGTGTGCCCTGGTAAGTAGTTCTACTAAGGTCTGCGTGTTTTCTTCCGATAACCATGAAGCGCTTTTTGATTGCTGCTTCTGTCGTCGCTGGGGCGCTTGCATTGGGCGCCCCGTCTGCGAACGCAGAGGGCAAGATGTATGCGAACCCAGAATTCGTGACCGGATTCAGCGGCAGCAGCAGCAGCGGCAGCAGCCTTGACCTGCACGTTGGCTACAAGGACGGCCCCTTTTTCATCCAGGCTGGTCCTGCCATGAGCAACGACACCGCCAACACTGACTGGGGTTGGTCAGGCAAAGCTGGCGTCAGCGGCCAGGTCGACGACCAAGCCAACGTTTACGCCGAGGTGGGCTTTAGCAAATTCGACGGTTCTGACACCGGCAGCTACGTCAAAACTGGCGCAGTCATCGACTTCTGATAGGTGGACCCACTGCAGCTGCCATCCATACAGCTGCCTGGGTCTATTGAACTTCCGAGGCCATCAATTGAGGAGC